GACCCCTATGGGCATCCATCAGGGATTTCGGTTCGTGAGGGGAAACCACCCACCCGTCCCCACAAAGTTTCAAAAATTTCAAAATCACACAAATCTAACAGCCCCGAAAAAGAAAAAGATTGACTTCTCCACTCTCCACGTCCATACTTCCATCAATCGGGACAAAAGTCCCAAGGAGGAAAAAATGAAAAATGAAAAACCCCAGAAGCAAGAAACCCCCAAGGGCGTGAAAATCCTCACCCGTGGGCAGTATTATTACAAAACCGAAACGGCCAAAGGCATCAAGAAATTCGAAATGACCGTACGTGCAAAGTCGCTCGAGATGTTCCGGGAAGAATCTGTGAAATATATCGGCACAGACGACAACGGAAAATCCATGTTCCGCAAAAATTCGTATCTCAACATCCGTGGGCAGTTGAAAAAACGTCTGCTCCCGATCCTCCTCCGCCGTGATCATCCCGACTTCGCGCGTGTGCGATTCGTCACCATCGACGAAATCATTTCTGAGGACGGCAAGAAACTGGATTTGCCCGTGAATTTGCGGTCGCGTGCTCAGCTGGTGGCGATGATCGCGGAGGAGCAGATCCCCATTGATCCGAACGAGTACTTGGAGTTGGATGATTTGCGTTCGGACATCATCGGGTATTTGGAAGCGCCCGAGGAATTTCTGAAATCCAAGCCCCTCAAAGACCGGAGACGGCAGGAGGAACGGGATTTTATCACTATGAACAACTTAGGCGACGAGACATTACCTCCGGTTCGTGAGCCCAGAAAAGAAATTCCACGCCCAACTCCGTCCGTAGGCGGAGGGATTTTGGATGACTGAGCCCCTGGACGCGGACATAATTTATCCGCCTGGGAAAAACATCGCGGTACTTCGGGATGGCACAATGCTTCCCGTAGGACCGCGTGGCCTCAGCCCCTCCGAGATCGTCTCGTCGATCAGGGAAATTGTTGCCCGCCGGTACGCTGGCCCGGACGAATCGAAGTGGGGTATGACGATGCTGGAGGCGGCGCTGGTCACGGCTGCTGAGAAAGCAGCGGATGGGGACCTCGACGCTCTCACCCGGATACTCGATCGGCTGCTCGGAAAACCAGTACAACAAACCATCACCGCATCAGGCACACTGAAGGAATTTTTGGATGAGCTTGCAAAATCTGACCCCCCAACAAGCGGCGGTTCTAACCCGCTTGACGACTAATCTCGAGTATTATGCCCGAACTTGTCTCAAAATCATCGACAAACAGGGACTGATACGGCCGCTCGTGCTCAATCGGGCGCAGCTTTTTCTCCATGCGCTTCTGGAAAAACAAAAGCGGGACACGGGGATGGTGCGCGCGGTGGTGCTCAAGGGTCGGCAGCAAGGGTGTACGACGTATCTCCAAGCCCGATATTTCCATCAGACCTCCTTCCGGCCAAACCTCTCGGCGTACGTGCTCGCTCACCAGGTAGAGTCCACCATCAAAATTTTCAAAATGACTCAGACGTTCCGTCGCAACCTTCCCCAAGACCTCCAATTGCCGCTCGAGAAAGACACTGAGCGCGCGATGGTGATGGACAACGGGAGCGGGTATTCCGTCGGCACTGCCGGTTCAGCCCAGATCGGTCGCGGAATGACGGTCCAGCTTTTTCACGGGTCCGAAGTGGCGTTTTACGAAAATGCGGACGCACTCTCCACCGGCCTCATGCAAACGGTTGCGGATGCTCCGGGGACAGAATTGATTTTCGAGTCTACCGCGAACGGCCCCGGGAACTTTTTCTACGACCTCGTGAACGGTGCGATTGCCGGGAAGAACGGATTTTTGCTCATCTTCATCCCGTTCTATTGGCAAGACGAATACCAGGATCCTGAACCGTTGCACGAACGTGATCTCGACGACGAGGAGCAGGCGTATTACGCCGCGTACAAAGCAGACGGACTCACACTCCGGCATCTTGCGTGGCGCCGGAGAAAGATCGCGTCGTTTGGCGGCGATAAAACCAAATTTATTCAGGAGTATCCGTTCAACCCCGAAGAAGCTTTTGTTCAGGCGGAGGGACGCTTTTTCGATCTCGCGCGCGTGCATCTCGCCAAAGGCCGGAAGGCGATGGACGACCCGTATGCACCATTCATCGTCGGCGTGGATCAAGGACGCACCGGGGACTGGACGTCCATTTGCCGGCGGAAGGGCCGGAGTATTCTCCCGTTCGAACGGATTCCTGCAGACGAAGGGAGTGAGAGAGACATGAGACTTGCGGGCAGGTTGGCGCAGATCATCGAACGGGAGAAACCGGATCTTGTGGTCCTGGACGTCACGAACGAGCACGGGGCGCTCGACCGGCTCCACGAGCTTGGATATTCCAAGCGACTTGTGAAAGGCGTGCATTTTGGCGAGCAAGCCGTCGACAAAACTCGGCATCGGAACATGAGAGTCCAGATGCACGCAGATTTGCGGGAGTGGTTCAATGACCCGGATGTGAGCATACCGAACGATCAGAAATTCCTCACTCAGATCGGTGCTGTGCCGAAAGAAAAAGAAACATCCAACAACGTGATGTACCTCGTTCCCAAAGACGAGATCACGGACGCGCTCCGCTTTTCCCCGAACGATCTGGATTCCGCGATCCTCACGTTCGCTTTTCCTGTGCGCCGGAAACAAAGACCGGATGGTCCGGGGTTAGACAGCCGGATTGATTCAGCGGTTCAGCGGTACAAAATGGTTTTTAAATCCGGCCTCAAAAGCCGCCCGAAAAAATGAAAATCCGGGAGTTTGAGCAGAGGGATTTTGACGGCGCGGAACTTTTGCTATCCGAGTTTCAACGGGAGAGTCTTTCACAGTTTGGTTTTTCTTTTTCCGCAGAACACGTACGCGGGCTCATGGCCGAGCATCTCGGGTCGTCGTTTGTGGTGGAGGACGGAGGGAAAATTGTCGGCGGGTTAGCCCTAAAAATATATGTCGCCCAGATCAGCGGGGAAAAAATTGCCCAGGAGGTGATGTGGTTCGTGCTCCCAAAATATCGCAGTTGGGGGGTTCGGCTTCTCAGGTTTGCCGAGAGCTGGTGCAAGGAAAAAGGGGTCAAGAAATTAGTCATGGTCCGGATGGGAAATGAGATGGGCGAAAAAATAGACTTGCTTTATCGGCGGATTGGATATAGTCTTTTGGAGGTACACTACGTAAGGGATTTCGGAGGTTAAAAATGGCAATCGGCACAGCGATGGCGTTACTCATAGGATCAGCAATCGCCGGGGCGGCAGCAGTTGGGTCGACGGCGATAGCGACAGGTGGTAAAGACAAAGGCGGCGAGGGCCCCGCGGCTCCTACTGCTTCCGCGGCATCCGACGTTGGTAACGTCGGCGATGTCGGAAGTCTGGAAAGCCAAGCGGCTGCTCGCCGACTCGCGCGCATGAGCAAGTATTTCACGACTCCGACCGGAGTTATGGGCGGCGAAACGGGCAGTTCGGGCGTGTTTTAGCATGATCGACGTATCGCTCATCAAAAAAGAATTTTCCTCAGTCAAGGCCCGTCGCGCTCCGTGGGAAAATGTTTGGGAGTTGATCGCCCGATATATTTTCCAGCGCAAGCAAGGTTTCACAACGATTTCCGCACCAGGCGATTTCTACACTCACGAAGACGTCCTCGACAACACCGCAGGTCAAGCCCATCAGACCATGGTTTCGTCTCTCGATGGCGCGCTTTGGAAAAACGGCGGACGCACTTTCCGGATCACCAAACCCCGACAAGCGCGGGATACCGAAGAGATCAAAAAGTTTTATCGCGAATGTAATTTCCGCATCCAATCGCAAATGGAGCACGAGAACGCCGGGTGGGGAACCGCGCGGCAAGAAGCGTTGTCGGAGGGAACAGCCTTCGGCACCGACGCGATCGGAGTTTTCAAAGCCCGCCCGGGGCAGAAGCACAAAGTCGAGTATCGCGCGATGCCCCTTAAAAACCTTTACGTCGTAGAAGATGCTCGTGGCAGAGTCATCAAGGAGTTCTACGAGTACGAGTACGACGCGTTTCAGCTTGTGGACGAGTACGGCGACGCCGCGAAAACGGACAAAGTAAAAGCCGCGCTCGAAACAAATAATCGCGATACCAAATTCAAGACCCTCTGGCTCGTTCGTCCGAATGAGTCAAAAGACCAAATCAAAATGTCCTACGAGTCGATCCACATTTTGTGCGATGACGATTTAGTTTTGCGTCACAGCGGATTCTCTGGTAACAGCATCATCGTGTCCCGTTTTTACAAAAACGAGGGGGAAGAATACGGGCGTTCGCCGGGTTACAACGCTCTCTCCCCGACGATCGAACTGAACGGCGTCGTGGAGATCATCACGCAGGGCGGGGAACTGACCGCTCTCCCGTCGTGGTATGTTTTGGACGATGGCACTTTTGGAAATGGGACCATTGACCGGTCGCCTGGTGGGGTCATCCCCATCGACGTAACATCCTCCCGGATCACAGGGATGGCACCGATCGGTCAGATCGGGGCGGTGGGGTCTTTGATGCCCCTTCTGAAACTCATGGAGATGCTCGTGCAGGAAATCAAAATGCACTTCCTGAACGACAAACTTACGGATCTCAACAACACGACTCGCATGACACTCGGCGAGGCCCAGATCCGAAACGAACTCCGGGCGGATAACACAGGCGCGATTTTCTCGCGGCAGTTGGACGAAAAGTTCACTCCTGTGATTCGGCGCACGATCGCGATTTTGGAGGAAGAGGGCGAACTCGGGGTCGAACCCGGATCGGAGATGTACGCGCAACTCGTGGCTGCGGGGATTGAGCCGCTTGTGATTCCGGAAGAGTTGCTGATATTGCGGGAACAGGGAGTCGAGATCTACCCGATCGAATATATTTCTCCCGCGGCGAGGATTTTGCGCTCAGAAGAAATTCGCGGACTCATGAGTCTTTGGCAGTTCGCGGCGACCTTTTCTGCCGCCGCACCCGAGCTCATGCTTTGGCTCAACAAACGAAAAACTATGCCGCTTGTGAAGGAGCTCTATGGCGCTCCGGATGACTCGATCGTTTCTGAGGAAGAGTTTGAGGTTGCGTACGAGGACTACAAAAAACAGATGGCACAACAGCAGCAAATTCAAGCCGCGGCGCTTGCTGCTGAGATCGCGAAAAACACAGCCGCGGCCAACCAACAAAATGCCCAAGCATCCGCCACAAGAAGCGGACAAAACGGCCTGATTAACGGCGGCGGCGCTGGACCGCAGGAGATGATTCTATGAGCGAAAAAACACCGGAAGAAATAGCAAAAGAGATGGGGGAAAAAGAATCCGCACGCGCGCGGGCGAGGCAGATCATCGAGGAAGCGCGTATCGCGATCAACGCGGCGAAAGAAAACAAGAACGTCGAAATTCTGCTTCGGTACTTGATGCGGGTTTCGGGGTTTCACCAGAAGCCCGTGGTGGTCGGCGCGGATGGTGATGTGAAAGTCAACTCCACCCTTTTCAACTCAGGGCGCGAAGCGCTCTATCACGACATACGGGCCTTGATGTCCGTCGAAACCAAAAACATCATCGAGAGGAGTGAATAAAATGCTCACGAAAATTTTTCCGTTCATGAAAGTGTTTTTCTCATTTGCAGATGGGGATGGTGCGCCTCCGCCCGCAACGCCGCCCGCGACCCCTCCGGCGACGATCACTGCCGAGTCTCTCGGCGCGCTTCAAGGCGACGGCTTTCGAGCAATCCTTCCGAAAGAGTTTGCGGCGAAACCGTACATGAAAGACGTGAACACGTTTGGCGACTTCGTGAAGAAATTCGACGGAGCGCAAACGTTGTTGGGGCAAAGAACTACGCCGGATGATAAAGCAACACCCGAGCAGTGGAAAGAGTTTCATGCAAAGACCGCGCCGAAAACCGCAGACGAGTATAAGCTCCCGACCGCAGTGGACGGACTCGATCCAGAGTTTGTGAAAAAAGCAGGGGAAGCAAAATGGATCAAGCCGCTTTTTCACGCAGCCCAGATCAGCCCGTACCAGGCGAATATTCTGTACCCCGAATTTCTGAAGATGATAAAAGCTGCGGAATCGGCGGAGAAAAAATCGTCCGACGAAGCGTTCGCGAAACTTTCGTCCGACGTTTTCAAAGACCAGAAAGACACCATCGTCACGAACGCGAAGAAGTTTATGGCCACGCACATCCCCGCCGAAATGCAGCCGATGCTCGATTCGCTCGACGAGAAACAGCTCACGCTTCTGATCGCGATGACGGATGGCATGGCGAAAAAGTTTACGGGCGAAGATCCGTTCCGCGGGATTGGCGGCGGCGCGCCCGGTGGTGGGGAAAACAAAGATCAACTCGTCGCGCAAATGCAGGCGATCCAGCGCGATCCGTGCTACTCGGACCCGTTCAAAGACCGTCCGAAACACGCCGAACTTCAAGCGAAAATGGAAGTGATTCGCGGGAAGCTGAAAAAACTTCAAGCAGGGAGTTGACATCAGTACGCCTTTGTGGTATTAGTGTCGCGATTAAAAGCATTTAACTTTCCAGAGACATTCGAGTAATCGTCCGGGTTTCCCGGGGACCGACGAAAAAATATCTGGGTCAACCAAAAGAAAGGATGTCAGTCATGAGTTGGGATACAGTGCAAATCACTGAGTTCAACGCCGCTCTTGATGTGCAAGAGCAGCAAATGACGTCCCGCCTTTTGCCGCTTGCGATCAGAAAACCGATCAATGGTGATGATTTTGCTTACGACGGCCTCACGGAAGTCCAGGCATATCACGCAAATGGCAGGAACCCTGATATTCAGCCCCTTGAGGCTTCGTTTACCCGCAGGAAAATGTCCCGGGATCGTGTTGTGGTGACCTTGTTGGTGGATAACAAGGATGTGCGCGGGATGCTCACCGACCCGCAGAGCCAGTTGGCTCAACTCTGTATCGCCGCTGTCGAGCGTGAAACGGATCGAGTGATCTATGATGCGCTTTTCGCGTCTGTCTACACCGGTCGCAATTTTGGGACCACGGTGACGGCAGCGGCGGACGGCGTGGTTACGGTCGACGCAACGGCCGGTTTCACGTACGAAAAGTTGCTTGAGATCCGCGCCAATTTTATCGACGCTGAAGTCGGTAACCAAGGCGTTACGCCGATCGCTATCGGCATCTCGGGTGATGAGCATACGGATCTGATGAGCGAAGTTGAGCTCACCAGCGGGGATTACACCTCGCAGTATGTGATCCAGAAGGGCATCATCACGCAGGCGCTCGGTATGGACCTCATCGCTTTTGGTGCGGGTTCCAGCATCACCGATCCGATTTTGGAGATTGACACCAATCCTTATCGGGTTTCGTTCGCGCTCGCGCAAAAGGGTGTCGCGCTCGGGATTTCACTCGATCGGAAAGTCGAAGTCAAAGACTATCCTACGAAGATCGAAACGAGCATCATCAACGTCATCAAGGAACTCGGTGCGGTTCGTACGCAAGGTGTCCGAGTCCAAAAAATTACGCTTACCCCGTAAGAAAGGAGAAATGTCATGGCTGCTTATAATGATTTTGTGACGCAGAATGCGTCGAGCGTGAAGGCCAATGTTGACGTCTCCGCTCGTTCGGTGGGGGCGCCGGTCAAGAAGGTGTGCTTCTCTTTCGAGAAAGCCGCTACCGATGTCAATGGTTCGATTTGGCGTGTTGCGCGCATTTCCCCGTTCGCGAAGATCTTGAGCTTTAAACTCGCGACGGACGCAATCGCCGGTTTGACCGACCTCGATATCGGGTTCTACAAAGTATCGGATGTGAGTGTCGCCACTGCAATCGACAAGGATTGCATTAAGGACGGCCTCGATCCGCACACCGGGCAGACCGCGTTGGTCGAAATGTATGTCCCCGATCTTGCTAACATCGGGAAAGAAGCGTATCTGATCGCGGGAGTGACCGCGGCGGATGCCAAGAAGTACGGAGCTTTTGACGTCGCACTTACGGGCAATACCGCTGGTACCGCTACTGGTACCATCGCTGGTGTTCTCGAGTACGTCGAATAAACCAAAGGGGGAGAGATTATGGGTTCACCGGTATCGCCCGTTGAAGTCTGTAATCTCTCCCTCGATCTTTTGAGGCATAATCAGCTCATCACGAGCATCGATACCCCCACTACGGAAGAAGAGTCGCTCGGCTCCCGCTGGTATGACGCGACCCGTCGTTCAGTTCTTCGGATGTTCCCTTGGAATTTCGCACGGAAGAGAAGCACGCTTTCCAGAGTGTCTGCGACACCTGAGTTTGGGTATGCGGACGCGTATCAACTCCCCAATGATTTCGTGTCCGTGGTTTTTATTGGGCAGGACCCGACAGACAACATCGAAACAGATTTCATGATCGAGGGGAAACAGCTCCTCATGGATAATAGCGGCGCGTCGTCCCTTGATATTTGCTACATCCGTGACGCGCAGGAAGTCGTCCGCTTTGACCCGATTTTTCTCATGCTCCTTGTCGCCGAACTCGCAGTGGTGTTCGGCAATTCTATCACCGGGCTTAATAAAAGCATCACTGGCATGGAGAAATTGCGGGACAGATGGGAAGCAAAAGCGCGCGCAAAGAACGGGCAAGAGAACCCTCCCCGAAGCCGCTATGTGAGTCCGCTACTTACAAAAAGGAGGGGTGCCCGGAGGTCAGGAGCCACTGACGGCCAGCACCTATTCTCCTAATGTCGATCAATTTCTTCCAGAACGATTTCAAATCAGGCGAGCTCTCCCCCGAAGTCTGGGCGCGTAACGACCGGCCGTTTTATAAGAGCGGTCTTGAGATATGCAAGAACTTTACCCCGCTCCTCACAGGCGGCGCGCGCTTCCGCCCGGGCACGCATTACAGCATCCACACGGACGGCAACGCTGACGCTTTCGGGCTCCCGTTCCGATTCAATATCGACCAGGCGTATAGTCTGGAATTCACAGATTACAAACTCCGTTTCCACAAGAACGGCGGTGTGCTCCTCGAGGATGGGAAAGCGATCAGTGGTATCACGATCGCGACGGATCTTATCACGTGCACAGGGCACGGGTTTTCCACAGGCGACGAGATATATATCTCAGGGATTGTTGGGACGACGGAGCTGAACAACCAGTTCTTTCTCGTGGTCTACGTGGACGAGAACACATTCACGCTAAAAGATATCAACGGAGACGCGGTAGATCTGGACGGAATGACCGCCTGGTCGTCGGCGGGCACGGCCGCGCGGGTGTACGAGATTGCCTCCCCGTATACCGTTGCGGAAGCCAAGCGCATCAAGTATTGCGGCACCGCCGACCTCATGTATCTTTTCCATCCCGATCACGAACCCCGGGTGCTCATCCGTTCAGGCGCGACTTCGTGGGCGATCAATACGTACACGCGGTATTCCGCACAGTGGGAGATAACCGGCATAACTCAGGCGAACCCCGGCGTGGTGACGACAAAAACAGACCACGGGCTTGTGGCGGGGGATAGGGTTTATATTGCGCAGGTCGTGGGGATGACGGAAGTGAATAAGATTGAGTTTTTAGTCGGGACAACCACGGCGAAAACCTTTCAGCTAAAGACTCTCGATGGCGCGGGGGTCAACACCACAAACTATGGCGCGTGGGTAGAGAAAGGTAAAGTCGCCCATGTCCGGGATCTCGGGCTCGCGATCACGGGGGTGTCAAAGGCGGCCGCGGGGGTTGTGACGATTGTGGGGCATGGGTACAGCACATACGACAAAATCTTTATCTCAGGTATCGTCGGGATGACAGAGCTGAACGATCGCTTCTTCTGGGTTGAGAAAATCGACGCCAACACTTTTTATCTGACAGATGAACTCAAGAACCGGATAGACACGTCGGGGTACACTGCGTGGTCGTCCGGGGGTACGTCGCAGTACATCCACGGCCTCTTTACGAAGATCGGAGACTTCCCCACCGCCGGGGGCTTTTACGGCGGACGGATGGCGGTCGGCGGCCCCGATAACGAGCCTGACACTTTCTGGCTTTCCCGCGGCCCGGACTCCGAAACCGGGGAGTCGGAGTTTGACGATTTCTCGATCGGCACGGAAGACACCGACGCTTGTATCTTTGTTATCCCCGCGCTCAACTTTCAGGCGCACCGCATTCTCTGGTTCAGCGGCGTCCCGAACTTCATGGTTGTAGGGACCACGAGCGGCGTCTATAAAGCAAACGGCGGGTCAGATGGCGCTGCCATCACCCCGAAGAATATCGCCGTGACCCCGATGTCATCGGTGGGGGTCGCGGATATGATGCCCTGCGTTGTGAACAATATGACATATTACGTTGAGCAAGGCGGGCTAACCTTACGGGCGTTCGGATACAGTCTTCTGGAAGACAGCTACAAAGCGTATGACAAGAGCATCCTCTCTGACGAGATCACACAGGGAGGGATTGTCCAGATCGCGTATGCCAAAGGGCGACCGGAGTTGATATACGTCGTTCGCGCGGACGGTGTACTCCTCACTTGCACGATCCTCGAATCCGACGACGTTGCCGGATGGGGCCGCGTGCATATTGGCGGAAAAGGCAAAGTGCTCTCCGTTGTGACTGAGCCCAAGAGCACCGGGTTTGACCAGGTAGGGGTTTTTGTCGAGCGCACGATCGACGGAGCGACCCGGAGGTATGTCGAATATTTCACAGAAGACCCTACGATCCCCGACATCGCCGACGACTTCACCGACATCGAAAGTGAAGACGAGGATAAGGCACGATTTGAGAAGAAGCTCTTTGAGCTCCAGAAAGAGTTCGTAAGGCTCGACAGCTCGCTCGTTCGGGATACGACCCAGACCGCGACTTTGACCCTGGGTGCGAAGACCGGGGCGTCGGTGACTGCGACTGCGGGGTCTGCGGCGTTCAAAGCCGCGGATGTCGGGCAATACATCTTTGCGAAATACATCACGGGTGACGAAACGGGGATCGCGAAGATCATCGGGTATACTTCGGAAACCGTTGTGACGGTTGAGATCCTCGAGGATTTTGATTCTCAGTCATACGCTACAGAGACGTGGTACCTCACCGACCAGACGATATCAGGGCTCGGTCACCTCGAAGGCGAGAAGGTGGGGGTATTGACGGACGGTGCGGTGCACGAAGATTTAACCGTGGTCAATGGAGAAGTCACACTCGAGTATCCATCGAGATATACGATTGTCGGGAAGCGATACGTTGGGCTCGGGCGAACGCTCGACACGGAGATCCCCGGGATTCCGGGGACAGCCATTGGCCGCCGGAAATCAGTCGAGCATATGTTTGTGCGTTTGCGCCACACAATGGGCGGGCGGTTTGGCTCTCAAGGTTTTTATACAAATCAAGCTGCTGAACTGCTGTTCCGCAGGGAAGGCAACAGCTTCTATGACCGTCCGCCGGCTCTGTATTCGGGGCTGAAAGAAATCCCCAAAATCAAAGACGGCTATTCGAACGAAAAGCGTTTTTATTTCTTACAAGACCAACCGCTTCCGATGACCGTCCTCGCGCTCGTCCCGTCGGCTGATCTCGGGGAGGAGGAATAGTATGTGGGGTGAATTGCTGTCAGGAGCAGGGAAGATATACGCGGGATATTCGACGTACAAGTCTGCTTTCTCAGAGGCGTCGCTTCTCGAGCAACAGGGGTCACTCGCACGGGACGACTATTACAAACAAGCGGCGCTTGTACGGGATGAAGGACACCGTTTGCGGGCGAAACAGACGATGGAGTATGTGTCGTCGGGGGTTGAAGTGATTGGGACACCGCTCCTCGTGCTGAGAGAAACGCTGTCTCGTTCGTATGCGCGAGCATATTCGTACGAAAAGACTGGGGAAGCAACCAAACAGCTTTACGACCGGAAAGCAGCGATCATGCGCAAAGAAGGTAAGGCGGCGTTCGTGTCCGGGGTTTTGCAAGGGGCCGGGTCGATCATCGGTGGACTTGAGGGCATGGGCGGCGGCGGG